GACCGAGGTACCGCGCCTGGACCAGCTCGACCCGCCCAAGACCCGCAAGCGGCCACGCCGCACGCCGAACCGGGGAGGTGACGAGCCTGACTGATCTTCTCGTCGCCCCCTGCACCCGCCCCGCCGCCCGGTATGCGGTGCTGCGCTGGCACTACTCCCGCACCATGCCCGTGGGCAAGCTCGCCACGTTCGGAGTGTGGGAGGACGGCGCGTTCGTCGGCGCGGTCATCTACGGCCGGGGAGCAACCCACAAGCTGGGCAGCCCCTACGGCCTGGGACAGACCGAGTGCGTCGAGCTGGTGCGCGTCGCATTGACCGACCACGCCACCCCGGTGACCCGGATCATCGCCGCGACGCTGCGCCAGCTCCGCGCCGCCTGCCCCGGTCTGCGCCTGGTGGTGTCCTACGCCGATACCGCCCAGGGCCACCACGGCGGCATCTACCAGGCCGGTAACTGGATCTACACCGGCACCACCGGCAAATCGGACTGCTACTACGTGGTCAACGGCGTGAAGACCCACGGCCGTTCGGTGTCGAGTCTGGCCAAGCCGCACAAGCGGCCTGGGGAGACCGGCATCGGGTATGTGCGGCGCACGATCGACCCGGACGCCTACCGGCTCAAGAACGTGCCGGTGAAGCACCGTTACGCATACCCGCTGAACAAGACCACCCGCCGCCGGGTCGCGCCGATGCACAAGCCGTACCCGCAGCGGGCGATCACTGTCTAGGCCGGATCCGTCGAGTCTGCGTCGTTCTGGTCCTGTGCACCTCTGCGGGCCACTACACGGCGCACGGTCACGATGCCGCCCACGATGGTGACCGTCCCGCCTAGTGCAGCACCCAACCAACCTAGAACTGTCGAACCGCCCACAACTGCGGCGGCAAGCACCAATGGCGCAAGCAGCAGTGCAAGAACGAGGCCCAGTGCCAGCCCGACGCTCACCAGGACGTGCCGAAAGGCTTCTTTGGTCGGAGCCAGACGGCTGAAGTACTCAAGCAAGCTCGACGGCGGATGACCGAGCGCAGACGGAGGCCGATCCGCTTCACGATGGATCGGCGTCACCGTCGCCAAGCCGGATGAGCCTGGGTGTCGTGTACTGGGCCCGATCAACTGTGCGGCGACCTCGGGATCTCCGAGATATCTCGCGGCTCTCGCAAGGTTCCACAACGTGACGTCATCGCCCGACGCAGCCTCGGGGCCGAAGAACGCTTCCGGCTGCGCTGGCACCGAGGAGTGCCCTCGGGGGCGCTGTTGACGCCAGTGTGCGTCGGGATCTCCGGCAGACTCGAAGTCGTCATCGTCTCCACCAGCGAGCGCGGTTGCCATGCCTTCTACTTCCTGGCCGAGCTGACCGGGCGACGAGCACCCGAAGGTCACGGAAGTGTATCGGCTGGTTGCGCTGCGTACTCGGCGACCCGGCTGCCCGAGGGGGTGACCCGTGGCGATCACCGGCCGCCCGCCGAGTGCGAACCCGCGCAACCGCAACGCCAAGACCTACGACTGGTCACTGGTCCCGAACGTGCCGTTCGACGGCCCGTCGCCGGAACTGCCCTCGCGCGGTCGGCAGCGGTGGCACGTCGAGACGCGGGCGTGGTGGGAGGCGGTCCGGCGGATGCCGCACTGCCGGTTGTGGACCGAGACCGATTGGCGCTTCGCCCTGGAGACCGCCCGGCTGGTCGATGACTTCTGGCGGGGGGAGCTGGGCCGGGCCGCCGAGCTGCGCCTGCGGTCGGCGAAGCTCGGGCTGACCCACGAGGACCGGTTGAAGATCCGCGTGCGCTACGTCGAGCCCGAGGACCAGGGAGAGGCCGCGGTTGATCCGGCGTCGGTGACCCGGCTGGACGATCGGCGCAAGAGGTTGTCCGGTGCCCCGTGAGCTGGTCTACGCACCCGACCACGACCGGACCCGGTCACTCGGGTGGCTCGCTATCGCGTGGATCGAGCACTGGTGCGTGCACGGTCCGGGCGACGTGCAGGGCGAGCCGGTGGAGCTGGACGACGAGTTCGCCGGGTTCCTGGTCGACGCCTACGCCCTGAACCGGGCCGGACGTCGGCTGTACTCGCGTGCCGCGCTGGTGCGCGCCAAGGGCCGGGCGAAGTCCGAGCTTGCCGGGTTCATCGGCTCGTTCGAGGCGCGCGGCCCGGCCCGGTTCGCCGGATGGGCGCAAGGCGGCGAGGTGTTCACCTGGCGCGGGTTCACCTACCGGTACTCGCCGGGTGAGCCGATGGGCCGGCCGCTGGTCTACCCGTTCATCCGGTGCCTGGCCACCGAGGAGAGCCAGACCGGCAACACCTACGACGTGATCCACTTCAACCTCGCCCAAGGCCCGCTCGGCGAAGACCTTCCCGGCGACGCGGCCGGGTTGACCCGCATCCTGCTGCCCGAGGGCGGCGAGATCGTGCCGTCCACCGCCAGCTCGTCGGCGAAGGACGGCGGCAAGGAAAGCTTGGCGATCTACGACGAGCCGCACCTGTACATCACGCCGGAACTGCGGCGGATGTTCAAGACGGTGGACCGCAACTTGCGCAAGCGCAAGGCGGCCGAGCCGTGGGGCCTGCTGACCTCCACGATGTACCAGGCAGGGCAGGACTCGACGTTGGAGACCGTCCACGCCCAGGCCAACGCGATACGCGAGGGCCGCACCCGTGCGGCCCGATTGCTGTGGGACCACCGGCACGCCCCGGCCGACGTCGACCTGACCGACATAGACGCGATGGTCGAGGCGCTGGCCGAGGTCTACGGCCCGGCCGCCGCGTGGATGGACCTTCCCGGCATCGTGGAGAACGAGTTCTGGGACCTGGCCAAGGACGTGGAGGAGAGCAAACGCTACTTCTTCAACCTGGAGGGTGCCGCCGCGACCGCGTGGACCACCGCGCAGGAGTGGGACGGCTGCCACGACGAGACCGCGCCGCCGCTGCGCGACGGCGACACCATCGTGATGATGTTCGACGGCTCGAAGTCGGACGACGCCACCGGCCTGGTAGGCGTGCGCATGTCCGACGGACACGCCGCAGTGCTGCACCTCCAGGAGAAGCCCGAGCACCTGGCCGCCGACCAGCCGTGGCAGGTCAACCGCGACGAGGCCGACTTGGCAGTGCGCACTGCGTTCGAGCGCTTCGACGTCGTCGGGTTCTTCGCCGACGTCCGCGAGTTCGAGAGTTACGTGGACGACTGGGCGCAGGAGTTCGGCGAGCAACTGCTGGTGGAAGCCACGACCGGCCGCAACCGGCACGCCGTGGCGTTCGACATGCGCGCCCGCGTGCAGGAGTTCACCCAGGCCACCCGCCGAACCCTGGTCGACATCCGCGACCGGACACTGACCCACGACGGTGACCGGCGGTTGCGCCGCCACGCCCTCAACGCCCGCCGTGCCCCGAACCGCTACGGCACGTCGGTGGCCAAGGAAGGCCGCGAGTCACCGCACAAGATCGACCTGTTGGTGTGCCTGATCGTGGCCCGGCACGTCCGCCGCCTGGTGCTGGCCTCGCCCGGCTGGGCCAAGCGTGCGCGCAAGCGTGGCGGCAAGCTCCGCGTCTTCCACTGAGTCGGTGAGGGGGTGCCCGCGTGCCCCTGTCCGCTCGTGACGCCTCCGACGTCGGCCGCCGGATGGTCGAGCGCTGGCCTGACCAGGCCCGCAACGACCGCATCCACCGCTATGTCAAGGGCGAGCACGATCTACCGTTCGCGCCGCGCGCCTCGAAGGCTCACTACCTGTGGACGCTGCGCAAGTCCCGTACCAACTGGTGTCGCCTGCTGGTGCAGCTCCTGGCGCAGAACCTGTTCGTGGACGGCATCCGCGCCACCGGGCAGACCGAGGGCGACGCCGGGCCGTGGCGGTTCTGGACCGCTAACCGGATGGCCCGGAGGCAATCCGCGGTGCACCGGGCGGCGTTGAAGTACGGGCACGCGTTCGTCTCGGCGTTGCCCGGTGAGCCCGGCCCGGTGATCCGGGGGCACTCCCCGCGCGACATGACGGCGTTCTACGCCGACGAGGCCGACGAGTGGCCGGTGTACGCGGTCGAGCGCGCGAAGTCCTGGACCCCGTCCGGGCCGCGCACGCTCTACCGGCTCTACGACGAGACGTCGGTGTACTTCCTCGGGGCCGAGGGCGACGGGTCGCTGTCCTACGTCGAGCACCGCGACCACAACGCCGGGGTCGTCCCGATCGTGCGGTTCGTGGACGAGGACGACCTGGACTCGGACACCCCCGGCGTGGTCGAACCGGTCATCGACATCCAGGACCGGCTCAACTACTCCACGTTCCTGCTCCTCATGGCGGGCGAACACGGCGCGCACCGGCAGCGCTGGGCGGCAGGGTTGGAGCTGGACGAGGGCGAGGAACCCCCGATCGGGCCGGACCGGCTGTTGCACTCCGACAGCCCGGACACCCGCTTCGGGTCGTTCGACGCCACCCCGTTGAGCGGCTACGTCGAAGTCCTCGAACAGGTGTTGCGGCACCTGGCCGCGATCACCCAGACCCCGCCTCACGCCCTGCTCGGCTCGCTCACGAACCTGTCGGCGGATGCGTTGGCGGCGGCCGAGTCCGGCCTACAGCGCCGGGTCGGCGAACGCCGCACCAGCTACGGCGAGTCGTGGGAGCAGGTGTTGCGGCTGTGCAGCCTGCTGGCCGGTGACCTCGCCGGATGGCTCGACACCAGCACTCAGGTTCGGTGGCGCGACACCGAGACGCGGTCGCTGGCCGCCGTGGTCGACGCGTGGGGCAAGGCGGTGACCATGCTCGGCGTGCCACAGCGCGCCACCTGGGAACGGCTGCCGGGTGTCACCGATACCGACGTGCAGCGCTGGGCCGAGATGCCCGCGCAGCTCGACGGTCACGGGTTGCTCGCCGACGTGCTCGCCCGCGCCACCGCGCCGGATGGCCTCGGGGGTGGTGTGTAGTGGCCGCCACCCCGGTAGGCACTCGTGCCACCGAGCAGCACCGACGTGAGCAGGTCCGCGCGTCGGCGCTGTTGGTGCGCGAGGTGCTGTCGCTGTGGTCGCTGCTGGATCCGTTGCGCCTGGACGCCACTGCGCCCGCGTGGCTGCGCCTGGTGCTCGACCTGGTCACCGGCTACCGCGACCGGTCGGCGCGTATGGCCGCCGACTACCTGACCCGCTTTCGGCTGGCCGAGATCGGCAGCACTCCACCGAACCCGTTCGCGCTGCCGGATGACTCCGGGTGGCGGGATGCGGCGGCGGTGTCGTTGCTGGTGACCGGGCCGAGCACGGTCAAACGCCTCACGGCCGCCGGGTTCGACCCGCAGGCCGCCGCCGAGAAGACCGCGCCGCTGGTGGCCTCCGCCGCGATGCGGCACGGCGCGGCCGGTGGCCGTGACCTGCTCCACGACGCCCGGCGCACCGACCGGGCCGTCATCGGCTATCACCGCGTCACGAGCGCTTCGCCGTGCGCGTTCTGCGCGATGCTCGCCGCGCGAAGCGCCATGCCGCCCGACCGGCGCACGCTGTACGTCTCGGAGTGGGCGGCCACGTTCACCATCCGGGACGGCGAGCCCGACACCTTCCATGACGGGTGTCTGTGCACTGTCGAAGCGGTCTACCGCGACGACAGCGCCCCGCCTGCCGCCTCGGCGGGGTTCGCCGACCTGTGGGTGACCTCCACTGAAGGTTTGTCCGGCCGCAAGGCCCGCAACGCCTTCCGCCGCGCCTACGAGGCCCGACAGCGCGCGGCCTGAACTCCCCTTCCCCTCACCGAGCGCCCGCCCGCGCTGCCACGCGACAGCCCAACCACCGCTCGCTGTCCGCTGGTGGAGCTGGGCGGGCGTTCCCTTCCCAACCCCGCACCTACATCTGACGAGGAGCCGCGACCCCGTGACCGCCCCGACCCCGTCCGACC